ACGCAATATTCCTAGACTCATAAAACATGCTAAAAAGAATCTCCGAAGACAAGCACATCGAAGGAACCTGCATGATGCTCTACGGAGCAGCCGGAACGGGTAAGACTTTCTGGTCCGCAGGAGCCGGAGATGATTGGATTGTCATGACAGATCGTAACGGCATCATCACCTTGAAGTCAAAGCTTTTCAAGGATAAGGTAGGAACAGATCCTTTCATCGTGGAACTTCATCCCGATGATACTCCTACCATGCCGAAGATGTTCGATGCTTTGCGTAACCAGATTGATTCTCTTCTCGCTCCTGCTACCAAGAATGATTGGTCAGGCATCGTGATTGACGACATCAACTCCACGCGCATCGCTGCAAGAAACAAGGCAATCGAACTGAACGGACTCTCTGGAAAGTCTAAGACTTCAGGCAACGCGCAGTCAGGCAAGTTCAAGGACATCGTAATTCCAACTCTTGCAGACTTCGGCACAGAGATGGGACTCGTTGAATCCTTCCTTCGGCAGATGACAGATGGCCTACGTTCCGAAGGAAAGAACTGCATTGTCTGCGCGCACGAAAGACTCTATCGCAAGGAGGGAACGAACAACATAATCGCAGTGAAGCCCCTCTTCACGGGGACTGACACGCCAGATGCCATGCCCGGAATCTTCGATATGGTATGGTATATTCGTACTGTGGGAACTGGCGCAAACGTGAAGCGTGAGTTCGTTACGGAATCGGAAGGGGGCATCATGGCGAAGACTCGCTGGGGTGGACTCTTCAAGAATCCGGAGCGTGACATCACGGCAAAGGAAGTGTTCTCTCGCATTCACAAGTGGCAAACTACTTCTTCTCTCTAGTCTACTCATGTCTATCTTCAAGCCGAATCTCGACAAGTTCTCTTCGCGTATCTTCATCGCTCCTGCTAACGAGTACGAGGTGGAAGTTCTCTCCGCGAAGTATCGTGCCGTGGAGATCAAGAACGGCAAGCGCGCTGGTGAGACGATGCACATGGTTGGTTTCTCCACGCGCATCATCTCCGATGCTTCGGGCGATGCGGAGTTCGCTGGCAAGCTCATCAACGTGGACTTCATCGTTGGTGACGACGAGACTTCGTTTGATCGTCTGCTCCGTTTCGTGATGTGCTGCAAGGGTATTCGTCCCGGCACGGACGAAGCGGACAACGAGTTCCGCACGAACTTCGCGGATCTTGATCTCTCCATCGACACGGAGAATGGCGTCCTCGGCTCTGCGTACACGGATCTTGCGAAGTCTCGCCTCATCGTGAACGTGGACATCCGTACGCAGGGTGATAAGCAGTACCAGAATTACAAGGGCTGCCGCCCGTTCTAAGTAAGTAACACAGAGAAACGCAGCGGAACATAGTACGCACGGAAAACCGTCAGTATTGCCTTCGTTATCGCACCCGTGCCCCTGCTATGAAAGCTTAACGGCGTTGTGAGACAAGAGTTGTCGGTGTACTTACCTCGCTCACTAAAGGAATGTCCCCCTCTGGGCCACGAACGCACATTCCTACGTTAAGCCCTTCCGCTTTTTGCCCCGTAGCACAATGGTAGTGCAGCGCACTTTGGATGCGAGGACGTGAGTTCGATTCTCACCGGGGCTGTGTAGTACAAACCATCACGCAAAGGAGAGGAAGCATGAATGATGTACCACTACAGTATCGTAAGCGACCTGTGACTATCTCCGCAATGGGTCCAATCACATCCGCCAACATATCAATAATTGCGAAATGGTGTGGCTCTTCGACATGGGATGCTGATACGCTACATCTCGTCATTGATACGTTGGAAGGGCAGATGATGGCTGCGGCAGGTGACTACATTATTCAAGGTGTTCGGGGGGAATTTTACCCATGCAAGCCTGACATCTTTGCTCAGACGTACGAACCTATAACTTTCTCACGTCAATTATCACAGGAGAGGAGATGAGGAAAAATATACGGGTGTACAAGGGGATTATCTTTGACCCGACAAAAAAGCTGTGGTGCAGTTGGAACTCGACACACGAATCGGCAGCAAGTGCTATAGCGTGGCCACCCAACGGGTTGACTGACGACGACCACGCTCCGCTGATGGATCTCAAGAAGACTCCATACGAGCCGGTGCTGACGTTGGGACAAGTAGTTCATGCTTGGTGGGAGCGTTCTGGTAAGGGCCCCTTTATTCGTGCGGCTGACATCGAAGACCTTTGCTCTAGACTTCGCAACGCCTTTCCTAATATCGACGGGGAGGACGCATGAAGCGCATCGACTATTTCTGGCCGCGCACACTGGTGCAACTCACCGCAGTCGTGTTTTGGTTACAACTGACTATGGAAATGAGCGGGGTGATCACACGAAAGCCCGGATACGGCTGGGTGTTGTATGCGTGCGCGGGAGCGTTTGTGGCATCCGTGCTGTACTTTCTTACAGCGATGGTACTCAATGCGTGGCGCGACTTGGACGGTGACGCATGATCCGCTGCATAAAGCGATGGGTGAAGAGCGTGGCGTGCGTGATATTTGGACATAACTACCGCGTGCTGAGGCGCATGACTGCAACGCAGCGAAAGGTCGGTTGCGCCCGCTGCAAAGAAACGTGGGCCATGTGCGACGAAACCCGGTCGCTAGTAGCGTGGGACGGGGTGTTCGAGGAGATGTACAGGCCGCGCAAGGTTACACGCAGCCGCAGATTGCTATGATCCGCTCCGGTGACCGCATCCCCACCGGCACGGGCACGGCCCGCCGCCGCCTGACCCGCGAGGAAGCCGAGGCTGGCGGGCTGCCGGAGCCGATGACGGCGAAGGAGTGGGCGGCGATGTACAACACGTCACGCACGCTGCACAACGGCTGCCGATTCAACGCATATATCGGTTTCAAAGAAGCCCACCCCAGCGAACAGGAAAAACTATGACATCCCCAGTCCTAGAAACAAACATCGAACGCATCCTTCAGGATCATATCTTCCGAGAGATGGATCTTCTTGATGAGCGCGTTGCAGATCTGTATCTCCAGATCGAAGCATGCGAAGCTCGCAAACTCAAACTCCAGAGGATCGCAGATGCCGCAGAACTTCCGCGTCCAGTCCGCGTCACTCCATGATGTAGAAGTGTGGGAGTCTCTTCCCGAGGATGTTCGCGCTTCCATCATGAGGCTTCAATCAGAACTTCTTTACGAGGCATACGAACTTGGCAGACGCCACCAGAGAGAACACGCTCCAGAATATAATCTCAGACAGGTTTGCAACCGCGTCTTCTATCTGTACTACGGCGACGCATCTAGAAATTAACCACGCATCCTCTCAGCTTCACCAAACAATCGCAGCCTTGCTTCGTAAGGAAGCATCAGCTCTCTACGAACTGGGTATCTCCGAACTCAACCTCAAGTACAATGCTGATCCCACTCCGCGATAACATCCTCGTCGCAGCCTTGGATGATCCAGATACTTGGTATGGATCTTCCCTCATCGTGCGTCCCGAATCCACGAAGGATCGAAGCGATCAAGGAATCGTGAAGTCCGTTGGACCTGAGGTAAAGGATGTGCAAGTCGGAGATTACGTTGTGTTCAATCCGTACTCCGGCATGGTAGTGAACGATGCGGACGAAGGAAACAAGCTCATCATGCTGAAGGAAATTGCAGTCATTGCAATCGTCACTCCTCCTACGACGAAGATTCCGGGGCTCTTTCTCCTCATGGGAGATACATACGAGGAAGCTCCTGCCGAAGCAGCTATGCTCATCCTCCGCGATGCGTATCAACGCATGCCCCGCGTCATTGAGATGAAGCAGAAGTTTGAGCAGAGGTTCGGCGCATGACGCAAACATCCTTCGTCCTTGCGCTTCTTCTTCTTGCTCTCCTTTGGTTTGGTTTCATCTACTTCATCTCAAAGCCATGAACTCCGCCCGCATCTTCTCAGTTCCTACGAACCTCGCTGGCGAAGACATGACTCTCACGGATCAAGTCGTGTACTGCGCTCGCATCTCTAATCCAGAGTCTCAAGCAAAGGGACTCAACGGAGAGAGGCTCATCAACTATCTCATTGAACATAAGCATTGGTCCCCGTTCGAGATGGTCACGATTGTCATGGACATTACGACAACCCGTGACATTGCACGTCAGCTTCTTCGGCATCGTAGCTTCTCCTTCCAAGAGTTCTCGCAACGCTACGCCACGCAATATGCTCCGATGCATTACCGTGAAGCGCGCATGCAGGGCAAGAACAATCGTCAGTCTTCGCTTCCTACGGAGGATCAGATGACTGAGAAGGGTTGGTATAGTATACAGAAAGCTGTGGAAAATATTACGCAAACATACTACGACGAAGCCCTAAACATGGGCATCGCAAAGGAAGTGGCTCGCGCCATCTTGCCCGAAGGCATGACGGAATCTCGGCTCTTCGTCTCAGGTTCTCTGCGTAGCTGGATACACTACATCGAAGTCCGCACAGATCCTTCTACGCAGAAGGAACATCGCGACCTCGCAACGCGCTGCGCCGAAGCTATTGATCCTTTCTTCCCTTACATCTCTCGCTTTATCCAGATGTGAAGAAGAAGACTCTCGACATCCACGAAACTTTGATGCAGCTTGCTGCGCATTGGGCTGAGACGGATAACTTGATATACGAAGAAGGTAAGCGCATAGAATCTATGCTTGCAGAGCGTGAACAACTACTGGATAAGATAGCGCATCTAAAGCAACAGATCAGCAAGTTGGAAACGCAAGCTTCCGTCGCCCGCTCCTACGCGCAAACCCTCAAGAAACAACTCGATGAAATTAGTCTCCGACCGCCTCGTTCCACATGAAGGACCAGAAGACGCTGATCTCTTCTTCATAGGAGAATCTCCTTCTACGTCCGAAGATCTTGCACAGCGTCAGATGCAAGGCAAGCATGGTGAGATGTTCGACATTGCATTGTCTTCGCTAGGCTTGACACGCGAACAAGTTCGTCTCGGCAACCTCATGAACTACCAGCCTGCGAAGAACGATCTTCGTAAGGCACACACGACATGGCAGTTCGAACAAGGATGCAAGGAACTCAAGTCCTACCTTGCAACCTGCAAACACAAGGTTCTCATTCCCATGGGAAACCGTGCGATGGACTTCCTGCTAGGCTTCGATGGAATCGAGAATCATCGCGGCTCTGTGTACAAGTATAAGAACATGTTCGTCGTGCCGACGATTCATCCTAGCCTCGTCACGTTTCAAGCTTCAAACGGACCAGCTTTCCTGAAGGACATCGAGAAGGCGCTGCACATTGCGAAGCATGGATGGACGGAGCCTAACTTCAACTTCATCGTGGACCCAGATGTATACCAACTGGAAGGCCTACTTCCGACGCTTCTCGCAGCGCCGCGCCTTTATGTTGACATCGAAACCAAGAAGTACACATCTTACATCCGATGCATTGGATTCGCATGGTCCGACCGAGATGCCGTCTGCATCTTCAACGACGGAAACTACGAGTCCAATCCTATCGGACCAAACTTCCGAAGAGTAGTCTCTTTGCTTCTAGAGTCAGACATTCCTAAGACTTTTCACAATGGAATGTTCGACACCATCATGCTAGAAGAGAATGGCTTCACGGTAAAGGGATGGGACTACGACACGATGGTAGCGCAGCATGTTCTACAGCCTGAGCTTCCCATCGGTCTTGATTATTGCACGTCCATGTATACGAACATCAACTACTACAAGGACGACGGAAAGGAATCCTCTGATCGCATCGACCGCATGAAGCTAGGCATCTACAACTGCAAGGATGTCGTAGCCACGGCGCAAGTTCAAGCAGGTCAACAGGCTGAGTTCGACGAGACGACTCGTACATACTACGAATACAAGATGAAGCAGATTCCTCTTGCCAAGCATTTCTCTAAGACTGGTATGCTTGTCGATGAGGCTCGTCGCGCTGAACTCAAGACTACGGTAGCCGACAAGCTGGATAGAGATTACATGGTCTTTATCGGCATCCAGAATATGTACAAGATAGAGCCCTTCAAGGTATCTCAGCATGCCAAGGTGAATGACTTCTTGTACGATAAGCTTGGTCTTCCTATCAAGACGACATCCGAAGGACGAGTTACTTCCGGCGAAGACTCCATCGTGTCTCTTCTATCCTTCACAGAGAAGAAGATTCAAGATCTCAAGACGGAAGCAGGTCGTCAACCTTGGCAAGTGAAGCTCGCTGCGCTGAAGCTTATCCTCCGCATCCGTGGAAACGAGAAGCTTATCTCTTCATACATCGACGTTGAGACTTCTCCGGATGGAAGAGTGCGCTCTTGGTATAAGTTCTGGGGCACGGAAACTGGACGCTGGAGCGCAGGATCTTGGTACGATAACACAGGCTTGAACGGACAAACCATTCCACGAGAGAGCGTATGAACGAAGCCGTGTACCATCCTCCGCATTACACGGAAGGGGTCATCGAATGTATCGACGCCATTGAGTCTTCTATGGACCCCGTTGCATTCAAGGGATTCCTGAAGGGTAACGCTATGAAGTATCTCTGGCGCTACGAGAAGAAGGGCAACGCGAACCAAGATCTTCAGAAGGCAATCTGGTATCTCTCTAAGCTAGAAGAATACACAGACGCTGAACCTCGTACCCCATGAAGAAGCTTGCTATTCGTTCCATGTATGTTGCTCCGAAGGGGAAGACGCTGTGTGCTTTCGATCTCTCCGCCGCAGAGGCTTGGGTCGTAGCGTACCTCGCTAACGATCCCAACATGAAGAGAGAACTTGCAGGAGGGGACATTCATTCCTTCTCTGCGACAGGCATCTTCGACATTCCCTTCGATGCCAACATCCCCGGCAAGAAGAAGTATGAAGGACTCATCTCCGAGGAGCAACGCTACGTCGGAAAGAAGATGAACCACGCCGGGAACTATCGTACTGGTCCATTCAAGATCGCGGAGTTCATCAACAAAGAAGGCATGATCTCCATCTCCGTTGCAGATGCGAAGCGATTCCACGCTAAGTGGCTCGGCACCTTCAATCTGCAAAACTGGTGGAGTGAGATCGACTATATCGCAAGCACGACGCGTACTATGCAAACAGTCTACGGATTCCGGCGCAAGTTCTGGGGAATCTATGGAGATGATTTGAAGAAAGAGATGACGGCCTTCGAACCACAAAGCACCGTCGCGGATCATATGCACGGAGCCATCCAACCTGAACTCGGCATACGCGGAGGAAACCTTGCGATTTATCAAGACATCGTATTACCTAGTAAGGGAGATATTGCTATTGTTAATACTGCTCATGACTCAGTTATGCTTGAAGTACCATCTCCTCTTGTTTCGGAAATTGTGGAACAAGTGGTTGGACTCCTCAAGCGTCCTCTTGTCATCAAAGGAGAAACGTTCACTATTCCAGTCGATGCGGAAGTAGGAGAGCGTTGGAAAGAGATGGAAAAGTGGAGAACATGATATATGTCAAAGCGTCGATGCGAAAACTGGCTCCTCACTTACCGAGACTACATTCTTCCTCGCACGGACGCTCCTGAATCTTACGTCTTCTGGTCTGGAATCTTTACTCTATCCTCTGCTGTTCGTCGCCGCATCTGGATTCCCAAGAAATATCTCGGCCTCTGGTCCTGCTATCCTTATCTCTATGTGATGTTCGTCGGTCCTCCGGGCGCAAGAAAGACCACAACAATCGACAACGGTTCCCGTGTCCTACTCGATCAAGTGGACGGTATCAAGTCTGGACCTTCAGTATTCACAAAGGAAGCAATCATCGAGAAGCTTCAGCAAGCAACCGATGCCTCTATGTATCTGGTTATCGGAGAGTTCTCAGACATCTTCCAGAAGGCCGGAAAGGATCGTGGTGGTATCTATGAGTTCTTCACTTCCATGTTTGATGGAAGTATGAACTACGAAGCAGCTACGAAGAGTCACGGCACAGCATTCCTTGAGAAGCCTTGCATCAACTTCTTCTCCGCTACAACTCCGGGTTGGATCACGGACAACATGCCGGAAGGTGTCATCACTGGAGGCTTCGCGTCTCGCGTGATCTTCGTGTATGAAGACGGTCCTCGTCTCAACAAGATGTTCTTCGATGATGTCGTCGGACCCTTCGCAGAGCTGGAGAAGGATCTCCTCCTTGACTTGATTCACATCTCCAAGGAGCTTGCAGGAGAGTTCTCCTTCTCGGACGAAGGACTCAAGGCCG